TATTTAATTTTGGTCTAATATTTATCTCACTTTCCAACATTTGTTGAGAGGTTGTAACACCAATATTACCATGAATCCAATTTGTTTCTGTTTCTTTTCCTTTATTATTAGTATTATTATTATTTGTTTCATTTTCATTTAATTCTATGTTACTATTCCTATCGTAATTATTTTCATTTTGACTGTCGTTTTCATAAGATTTAATATCATATGGTGATATTTTATTTGTTGTTATTGTACTATCTTTTGTTTTTTCTGTATTTCTACTTGTGTTACTTCTTTCTTTTGTTTCAGTATTAGTATTTTCTCTATCTCTATTAATAAATTCTTTTCTATCATAATTTTCAATAACTTCATATTCAAGATTGCATGCTTTATTTAATCTATCAAAAACATCATAATTTTTAAGGAAAAAATTCTGTACTTTTTGATTTAGAAAAGGCATGTCATATACAATAGGTTCATATAATGCACATTCGTCCATAATGGAATTAATAAGAATACTCCTATCAATTCCATTAGGTATCTTGATATCTTTAAAAACTTCTTCCGTGCCATACCATTCGCAAATATTCCAAAAATTCATTGTTCATCAACCACCATTTCTGTTTGATAGTGTTTAACAATTTTTTCATTTAATTTAACACTCATTTTAGTATTAAATAATAAATTTGCTCTTTCAAAACATTTATTCATTGTACTAACCCATAATTCTACTAAAGCTAAACATTCATTATTATTTGCGTTTACTTCATCACTGTTCAATCTCTCTCTTTTAGTGGTGTTAGCATTATTAATTCCAATTTCAGTTAAAAATTCATTCATTATAGTTCTTTTAGTATCCATTATTTCCATACCTATAAATGTATTTTTAACATTGAAAATATCTGTATTTAAATTATCATTTAACCCTTTATCTTTTTTTAAGAATACTGCTGGCGATCCCTGTGAAATTTTATCATACATTGTTTGTAAACTACGCAATTCAGCGTCATTTTTTGCCCAAAATACTTGAGCAACTCTCGAGTTCATTAAACTTGTATTCAATGTTCCATCACATTGAGCTAGCAATACGGAATACCTTTTGATTAAACTATGTGCGCTTATAAATTCATCCTTTACCCTATTAAAGTATAAAAGCTCTCCACTTTCTCCAATAACATTTCTCATATTTCCTAGCACTGCATTACTTGTTATTAATTCAGTAGGAAAGTTATACATATCAATTCCTGTGAAACCACCATTTAATATATATATGTTACCATTATGATTTATTATATTCATAGAACCTGTTCTAAACAAATTGTCTTTAAGATAGTCTATATTAACAGTATCAGGCATATTTTCAAAAACAAATACACTTTGTAATTTTAAATATAATTGTTTTTCATAATAGAAATATGAACTATTTTCTAATCCATTTACATCTTGTGGTCTAGGGTTTAATAAATTAGCAACTGTATTAAAAAAACCATGCTTATTCAATGAAAACACCTCCATTCAAATAGGTATTAACTTGTTCACTTAATTCTGAATTGCTACATGCAACACTTGCATTTACTGTCTGACAAAAACCACTTAAAGAACCTAACTTAACATTTTTATTCAAAGGTCTGCCATTTGTGATTGCAATAGATGATGGTTCTTGATTAGTATTATGAGTTATTGAATATAGATAAATATTTCTCCAATCTGATGGACTAGCAAATATTGATGCACCACCAGAGCTCTTACCTGTTGTACCAAGACTTCTCTGTTGTGATGATATAATACCATTTATACCACTAGCAACTGCACCACCTAAATTACCACTTGCTAAACTTCCTAATACTCCTACTGCTGATGTTGTCGCACCTAGTGAATTACCTTTTATCGTTCCAACTGAAACTTCTATTGCAAAATTAGCATCTCCTTTATATAGATTTTCTACGATATATGTTCCACTTCCTGTAAAGCCATCTATTGATAATTTTACATTTAATGAAGATTTATCAATAACATCATTAGGGTTTATTTCAACAAAACCATGAGCAGGTAAATATAACATTAAAGAAGTAAATGGTGATTGATTTCTAAAATCTGAAAACTGAAAAGGAATTTTAATACTAGTTTCATATTTTTTAACTGGTAGAGGATAGAAACCACTGATACCACTATTCCAACTTCCTAAATATATACTTGCACCTATTCCACCTGTCCAGTTAAAAGGTATTTGTCGCATTGCTAGAACACTATCATATGCACCTTGTAGTTCTTTTTCGTTTTCTTTTAACCATGTTTTAAAATCTTCACTTCCAAGCTGATTAGCTAAAGCTATAGCATTAGCAGCATTTAACCATACTATTCCACTTACACCATTTGGTGGTTTTGAGGTTACATATTCTAACACAAATGTTGGATTTATTTGGTCGCCATCTGTTAGAAGTAAAGCACTACTGCTTTGTATATTAGCAGTGTCAACTGTACTTAATCTAGTATCAATAATTCTATCATCAAAAGATGATTGTGAATATGCTACATACGCAGTGGTACTCAGTATTTCACTTCTAAAAGAGGCTAGAACATCAATATTACATTCAATATCAAAAATATTACTTCTAACATATGCTATATCGGTTATATAATAGTAATAATTATTATACTTTAAATAATTATAACCGTTAGGGTTAAAAGATACACGAAAAGTAGGTGTATATAATGATGTTTTTTCTTTTAATACAACTTCTTTATTAGTTCCACCACTTGGAATTTTTAAACTGTTTACACGTTTTTTAAATTTGTATAAACTAATTATCATATTATACACCTACCTTATTTATACCTCTTGTAAATAGAAAACAACAAAGTTTTCTGATAAGTCATTAAAGTATAACTCTTTCATATGATGATATACATTGTAATATCCACCAGCAGAGTTAAATGGTGTAGTACTGCTCCACTGTTGTTTTTTATAAATTCCGAGTGCTTCTCTATCGCATAATACACCAACGATATTATCTAGTGTTACGTCTTTGCCATCACTTGCCTTTTTAATATTAATTGAAGTTGGTGTTTTTGCTGATTGTAGAAACGGAATTTCTTTGAATCCATTTAATTTTACATATTTCTCATTAAATGCTGAATACTGAACTTCTGTTTCAAATTGTTGTTCCCAATCTGACAAAATAAATAATTTCTGATATTCATAAGGTGTATGTCTAGTAACAGTACCATCATTATATAATGTACTCATTGCAACCATTTTTCTTGAAATACGTTTAATAGTACCTATAGCATATCTCAAAAAATCGGGGTTGTATTTGGCATCTCCAACTTTTAAGCTACTTCCTGTATCTGTATTATACATATCTAGAAGATTAAATGCTCTTGTAGGTACTGTTGAAACCTCTGCAATATAGTTATTTAAACAGTTCTTACCTAAATTCTCAAGTGATAACTCAATAGCGTTCTGTACTTCTCCAAAAATAGCAGAAATAAATGAACCCATCTGATTCTCTCCTGTAAAAGCCTCTTCTAAATGTACACGCTGAATAGTGATTCTAAACTGATATGGTGTTTCTGTTACAAATAATTTTTGGATAACTTCTGGTTTACTGATTTTATACATGTCAACCGTACCATCATCAGTTAGTTCGTATGACTGGTCTGCCTCTGCTTCTGGCATTACAACTTTTAATTTCTGAACGATCGCTCCCCATGTAAAATCATCAACGTATAAATCACTGAACATACTTCGATATTCTCTAAATGAAATAATAGTTTTCCCAATACGTTGTACTAATGTATTTAAGAAATTATCAGTATTTGTCTGTGATGATAAAATTGTGTTTCCTAATGCAATAATTCCTTGATTATCTACTACTGTTAATTCAGCAGTTCCTAATGATTGTTTCACTACACTATTTAAAGTGTCATAAATTTGTTTAACTTCCATGTTTTCTACTTCCTTTCATATTTTGAAAACCCTACTAAGTTTTCTTCAAGTGTTTTTTCTGTACCATTTTGTTTCATAATGAGTTTAGCATTTTCTTTTTGAACTTTTTTTAGTTCTTCCATCATTGTAGCATTTGCTTGTTTCTGTTCTTCATATAGCTCTTTTAAAGCATCAACAGTAACTTCTTCTTTTTGTTCTTCTTTTTTTTGTTCTTCTTTTTTTTGTTCTTCTTTTTTTTGTTCTTCTTTTTTTTGTTCCATTATTTTTCACTCCTTTTATATATAAAAGTGAGGGCAAAGAGTATCCCTACTGTTGCTAGTGTTCGGCACTATTGGATATGCAACCCCTCATAAATAATATATCATATTTTTTTATAATGTCAATCAGAAAATTGATAACACTTCTAATTTAACATCATAATTAAAATATCTTATCAGTTTACTTTCAATATGATAAAATAGTAACATACCATAATCTTTTTTTAACATATTAACATTTTCTTTAGTATATTTGATACAATCAGCTTTTCTATAACTGCAATAAATATAATCTTTATTTTTTACTTCATAAAAAGTTATATTTTCATACGAAAAAAGTGGTATTAACATATTTACTGGAATTTTTTTAACATCATCGAAATTATCTGATGTAAATTCATTATTTAATGACATTTCAAAAAATGAAGTTCCTTTTGTTAATTTATACAAAGCAGTTTCTTTTTTCTTTTCTGTTATTCCTAATCCACTTGGCAAGCATAAATATATATTACGATTTGTATCAATATATTCTTGCTCTTTATTAATTTTCATTTGTCTAATAATTTCTCCAAGCTTTAATTCTTTGATAATTCCATTATCCAAACTATTACTATTAGATAACATAATTATTTTTATAGGTTTCTTTCCATTTATTTCTCTATTTCTCATTACTGTTTCTATCATATTAAAAAATAAGTCTGCCTCGTCTTTTATTTTTGAATATGGTGTTGTGCTGATAAATTCATCAAATATAATATAATCAATCATAGAAAAATCACTTCCCCTAAATTTACCAAAAGTTGAAAGTGAACCACCTAAACCAAGTATATTTTCTTCTTCTATTATAACATAGCTATCTTCATTTTTTTTCATTTCCACATTTCTTCCTAAATCCTCATTTAATGTAAGAAATGGATTATTAACTTCTTTACAACAATTTTTCATTTCTACGTCTGTTCTTCTTACATACATAAATTTACTATCACTTTCTAATAAACCTTTTAAAATACTATATGTCTTTCCAATACCTCGCCCACCAATAATCATATAAAGAAAAAAGGAAGTAGTTTCCACCACTTCCCAACCATTATAATACAATTTCGATTGTATTGAAGTTTCCATTTTTTCCCTTACCTTGTGCAATAGTCAATGTAACTTCTTTATATGATGTTTCAGCATCTTCACATATGGAAATAATATCTAAAAGGTTACTAATTAGTGTTTGTGAATTGGTTCCAATATATTTTCCATCTTCTGTAGACATTGTTAGACAATCCATTTCATTAACAACTTCTCCACTTTCACTATCTGTAATTACATTATGTGTGATTACGTAGTCTTTTAATTTAAAAGTTGCTCCAATACATTCTTTAGCTGGCATTGTTTCTGTTTTCTTAGCTAAAGCATATGCCTGTAAATTTCCTAAATTTGAATTAATTACTTTCATGTTCATTTTTTTCATTTTTTCATTCTCTCCTTTTTTCTTATTGAAGTGGCAATTTCATTTAAAATATAAACTACTTCATCAAGTGTTATTTTTTCGGAATATAAAGAATAGTAGTAATTTTGTAGTTTTAATAACTCATTTAATGTGAAATCTGTTTTTTTATTCAATTTGTTATAAATTGTTTTAACAGACAATTTTAAAATAACACTTAATTCTTCTATATTCATATTTCCACCTCACTAATATTATAACATATTTGTAATTTATTGCAATACTTTTTTATTCTTTATTATTCATTTTTGCCATATAGTCCATAAACGTTTGAATCATTGCTTTCATTTCTGTAATAACTTGAGTATTACTATCAATAGTTTCCTTTAAACCATCAATTTCCCCTTGGTGTTTATCTGTCATATATTTAACATACCATCCCATAGCAATACAACAAACAATTGGAAACCCTAGATTAGAAATTACTTGAACCCATTCATTACTCATTGATAACACCTCACTTTCACTATAATTTTATCACAAACTTTCTAAAATTGAAAGCATTGTATCACTGATTCCTAAAGTATATGTAGTATCTACTAATGCTATATTACTAGCAGTTTCAATCTTTACTCCATCTACTTCTATCACATGTATATCTTCATTATTATAATACGCAGTAGTACGTCCACTATCATAAAAAGTAGTTCCAATTTCAAATGCGTTTATTCCACCTTTTTCTTTTAGCTCTTTAGCTCCTTTTTCTTTATTCAATCCCGATACTGTTACACCTAATTCATTAGTTTCACGTGAAACAAAAGCATATTTTTTAGCACCTAATGTTTTAAATTTAAGATAACCTGGTTCTTTATCATATAATCCAAGATAAAAAGTTTTCCCATTATATTCTATATAGTTTTTAATATCCAAACTTTCACATTTTTTATTAAACTCTGAATTAATTTGTTCAAAAACATAATCATAATTACCTATATATTTAACACTATCAGTATCACAATAAACGACATCAAGACCTATTTTATCAATAGCTAATTGTAAATTTCTTCTACAGTATGAAGTTACAAACACACCCCATTGATAGGAAAGAAAGTTATTTCTATTTTTATAATACTTTTCTATTTCCTCTTTCTTTTCTGTTTCTGTTTTTTCCTCAATCTCATAATCTCCTGTATCATATGTGAAATTTATTATTTCATGTAATATATCTGTTACACTCATACCATATATTGCGTTTAGTTTATTTTTCGACTTCATATATTCATATGATTTATCTTCTACATTTTTTAATGTGCTTTTATTATAGAAATATTCTACTACTTTTTTTCTTAATTCTTTAGGAAGATAATCTTTTCTTGAAAAGTAAAAATCAGTTACATATAACTCATCATATTCATATTGATTATTTATTATATCATAATCTATATTTGTACAATATATTTCTAAATATTCAGCATTTAAAATTCTACCATTATAATTAGAATATTCTTTTATTGACTGACATTTTGAAAGCGGTATATAAGGAATAGGTACTCCATCTTTTAATTTAACATTAGTAAAAATATATTTTCCTACTGTACAGTATTTCTTATTATATTCCTCTAATTCTTCTATTTCTTCAATGCTTGTATTCATAAATTGACCCATAGGAAATTTTTCTGACAACATTACAAATGGATACGCACTTGACATATCATAACTGTTTACTTCATCAATTATCATATTAGTTAGATAACGATTGCTAGCAGTATTTCCACCTCTAAATGTTTCTTTTAAAATTAAATAAAGCGTTAGATCTAATTGTGTCTTTATAAAAATTTCATGATTTTTCTTATTTTTTCTCATTTCATTCCTACAATCTCGACGAACATATCCTGTAGAGGTTAGTGGTATTGTATCTAATGTATCATACTGTAGTTCAAACAAAATAGCATGATACAATCCTTTAACATCATTATAACAATATCCTTTTTCTTTTAAAGTTAATTCGCTTTTAGTAGTGAATACTTTTCTATAATCTAAATCTCCCTTGCCTTTTATATATTTTCCACCTGTATTTTCAATAAATTTTAAAAGATTTTGATTGCTTAAATAATATGAGCATCTAAACTCAAAAACATCATTTACTACACATTTTAATACTTTATGGCTATCAGTAGCAAAAACACTATTTACTTTTACGAACCTATAAAAAAATTGAAATTCATATGAAAGATTATGAACATATATAACTAATTTTTTATTATCATTTAAATCATATACATTCTTTAATATTTTTAATACTTTTAAAAATTCTTTCCAAGTCCTATAAAATAATACATTATCTTCTATACACATTTGATGATGGTATGCATACCCCATATAACAATCTTTATTTTCTTTTATACTTTTTATTTTATCTTTTATTGTACTTGTTTCAATATCGTAAGTAATTGGTAATTCAATGTATTTACTTTTCCCTATCTGTTTACTTTTCAATTCATTAAAAGGAAAATCATATATATTATATGCGTTTTCCTTTATATAATTATTAGGTTTTTCGTATAAACATTGAACCTTTTCCATTTACTTTCCTCTTCTCTTCTTTAAATTTTTCAAATTTCTTTTAATACGTCCATAATCTACACGCTGACTTTTAATCTTTTTAAATCGTGTAAACTCTCTAATAAATTCTTTAACGGTTACTTTTGTATCTTTAGTGGTATTATAAAAATCTTCTATAATTTGTGTACTATCTAAATATCTATTATTTAATAACTCCCCACCACCACTTTTTAAAAATTCTTCAAATGTTTTTCTTTCAATACTCAAACCTGTTCTACTTTCTAATACATCAATAGATTTTGTAATTCTTTCTTCCTGTACTTCTTTAACCCCTCGTATCGTAGTTGTTTTTGAATATATTTTTACATTTAATTGTAATCCTAATTCATATAATTTCTGAAATCCCATATTTGATAATACATTCTCTGAAACAGAATATCTAGGTTTTTCTTTTCCAGTTTCTAAACTAGCCCTCTGATAACCATAACTATCTTTCTGTAACCCTTTTTTCTCTAAACGATATAAACGCTGATTGACTTGTCTAGCCATTCTAGATATTTCCTTTGCCATCTTAGCAGTATTTCGTGTTTGCCTTAACTCTCTTAAAATTTTCATGTTATCTTCATATGTTGACATTTTATCACCTCATGAATAGTATAACATATTTGTAATTTATTACAATAAGAAAAGGAACAAATTAAATTTGTTCCCAAAAAATAGCTGATAATTTTTCATCACATAATGCAATATATCTAGTATATCCATCATAATTTTTATATACTGCCCAATACCACCCATTGGTTAATACAATACTGTGATAATTTAAAATCATTCCTTTATTATACCATAAACCTGTATAATTACTATCTTCAACTTTTGGAGCTCTTCGTACTCGGATTTTATCATATTTTGCTTTTACAGTTCCTTTTGATTTAAAAGGACATTTATTGATTTTTGCATAACAATTAGGTCTTAATGCACCCGCAACACCATTTAATGAAATAACTTTTTCACATGCTGACATATCTGATCCATTCTGATTTTGACCGAAAACTTTAACTTTATTACCCTCGTATGATACAAACATAGCAACATGAGGTAAACCACCAGTACATTTATTCCAAAAAATCCAATCCCCAATCTGTAACTCTTTAGTAGAAACTTCTTTGAAATTCTTCAATACACCATTAGATTTTCGATAGTTATAAATATCATTTGCATAACCCGTTTGTGTACAATTTGTAATTGGATAACCAGCGGTATGTTGGAAATTTGCAAATAAATCCCAACACTGAGCACCATAATACCCGTCAACGTCTACTTTTTTTCCTTTTCTCTGTTTAATGTACTCTATAGCACTAATCATATTAATCACCTCAATTTAATTATATTTTTTATAATTTTTTTGTCAATAGTATTGTAATATTTTACAAATATGATATAATATTAGTGTAAAGAAAGTGAGGTAATTAAATATGGAGTATGATACATTATATGATGTTTTGCTTATGGCAGAAATAAGAAAGATATATAAAGTTTTTGATGCGAATGGAGAGATCTTATTTTATGGAACACCAAGAATATTACAGGAAATGTTATCAGTGAATTTTTTGTTATTAGAAGTGGAAGAAGTAATAGATAATAATAAAATAATATTAAAGAACAAAATAATCTAATAATATTAAAGAACAAAATAATATTACAAGATAATTATTATGAATAGAAAAAAACGTAAAATGATTGAGAGATTAATATTATTGTTCTTATTATTTTTTATCTTTACTTTTGTATTAATATGTGATAACATTGAAATAAATATTGTATTATATATGTTGATGATGTTTCTTGGTTTCTGCTTATATGAATGTGATTGAGATTTATAATCACCCACCTAGCACTTGGATAGCACGAGTGCTA